TGCCCCCTGGATAGCGTAACGGGGAATAATTCACTAAGTTCACCTCTTTATTTACAGCATCCGTCACTTAAATTCGGTGTCCAAACTGGACACATTCTACTGCGAAATACAAAAAATATTATAATTAATCTATTATATATCAATTGCCCACATTTTTACAATATTCGCCCCGATTAAATAATCCACAATTCTTACAACTAAACTTTAGCACATTACACAGATGGCATCTGTAATCAGCATTTTTTCTCTATACAAATAAACAATCTGGGGGATTGTTTATTTTTCCATATAGCTATACCTATCCGCTTACCTTCCCGGCGCTCCAGCCTCAAGACAATTCCACGGTAACTGCTCCCCGCCTCTCATGAGCACCACCTCTTCCCCGCCGCACATGGCAACATACCGGGAAACAATAACGTCCACATATCCCCTATCAATTTCTATCATGTAACAGCTTCGGCCGGTCTGTTCACACGCAATCAGCGTAGAGCCGCTACCGCCGAAGGGGTCGAGCACCACATCTCCTTGCATAGAACTGTTGACAATGGGATATGCCATCAGCGCCACAGGTTTTGTTGTAGGGTGCAACTTACTCTTTGCAGGACGGTCAAAGTTCCAGACCGTGCGCTGCTTGCGATCTGCATACCAACGATGCCCGGCAGTAGGCTTCCAGCCGTATAGGATCGGCTCATAGTCAAACTGGTAATCGCAGCGCCCCATCACCGCCGAGTTTTTAACCCATACACAAGTCTGATGAGCAAAAAAGCCAGCCTCCGCAAAAGCCGTATGAAAACTCACAGTCTCCCGATCGGAGTGAAACACATAGATGCTTCCGCCGTCCTCAAGGCTTCCGTACATAGCTGTAAAAGCGTCCATCAGGAACTTCCTAAAGCATTCGCTGTTTAGGTTGTCGTTTTCAAAAGCACCTGCCACGCCCTCATACGCCACGTTATACGGCGGATCAGTGACAACAAGCGCCGCCGGCCGACCGCCCATAAGCGCCGAATATGTCTCGGGCCGAGTCGCATCCCCGCAGATCAGCCGATGCCGCCCGAGCTGCCAGACATCCCCCGCCCGGGTGAACGGCTCCTCCGGAGGCTCCTCATCAAAATCATCCTCCCGCACACCGGCAAGGTCGCCGCTGCGAAACAGCGCGGCCATCTCCGGTGCGTCAAAGCCGGTGACGGAAACGTCAAAGCAGTCGGTATCAATTTCCCGAAGCAGCGCCTCCAGCTTATCGTTGTCCCATGAGCCTGAAATCTTGTTCAGCGCTAGATTTAGAGCCTTCTCGTTTTTGTCGTTTAAGTCGACAACGACACAGTCGATTTCAGTCACACCCATATCCCGCAGCACCTTAAAGCGCTGATGACCGCCTATAATGTTCCCGGTCTGTTTATTCCAGATCACAGGCTCAACATAGCCGAAAACCTCAATGGAACGTCTGAGCTTTTCATATTCCGCGTCGCCGCTCTTCAGGTCCTTCCGCGGGTTATATTCAGCCGCCCTCATTTTGTCGGCGGCAATCTTCTCTATTTGCATATCTTCTCCTAAAAAATTGTTAACTGCTCCGGATTGCCGAGCGAGTGCTCCTTAACAATCTGATAGAGCTCCTGCCATAGCTTGTCTGCCTGGGAAAGATAAAGCATCGCGTTGCCGTAAAACTTCCGGGCAATACCGGAAAGGGTGTCGCCTGAGACGACGGTATAAGTCTGCGCCGCCGGCGCGCTGCTCCCCCTGTCCGCCCTGGGCTCATTCTTCGTTTCCTGTTCCTGAGTCTTGGGGGCTGCGAGCTGACGATACTGGCGCATATTGATCGTTGCGTAGACGTCTCCCGTCCCGTCCTGCTCTCTGCAGGTGATATCCTCAACGAGTACCGGCAGATTGACAGGCGTGTCGGACACAACGAAGCGCAGCACAGTGCGCCTGTCTATCCACGCCTCAAACTTAGCCACATACTGATAGGGAGAAAGGAACGTCGTCGCCTGAACAAATGCATAGCGCCGGGCAGGGAAAAGGGCGTCGAGCTTAAGATTTGGCAGAGTGCCGTATCCGGCCAGCGCCACATCCCCCAGCGTATGGATATTTACAGTCTCGACATTGATTCCATGAGAGATCTCGAATATCGGGGGCGTCACCGGAAGAATAAGCTCAGAATTCGCGGCCGTGTCCCTAAATATGATTTTCATATCCCTACCTCCGCTCAGACGCTGAGCTCTTGGGCGCGGATCATTTTCTCAACGATTCTGTTGGCGATCTTGTCAATATCCGCTTCCTCGCGCACATAGAAGGCGGCTCCTGCAAAGCTGACAGGCGCTCCCCCGCCCTCGCTATATAGTCTTTTATCTGGAAGTATTCAGCGAGATCCCCGTCGGCAAGGATGAAATTCCGTATCTCTTCCCAGGCTAATCGGGCCTGCTTTTTGCCCGTAGCCACACAGAAGAGTTTACCGAGCTTATACCCTCCAAAAGCCCCCAGATAGGAGCCGGTGATACCGTTTTCAAAGGTCTTCCCGTTTTGTCTTGCCACAGATTTGTATTTACGGCGGAACCGTCGGAGGTTATTTCTGTTTTTCCATCCCATTGGGACACCCAGATCAAAACACTGGCAGCCGTAAAGCTTTACAGGCCGGGGTTCCGGACCTTCAAGAATGGTCAAAGTTTCGGCAAAGTCCAGGATTTCCTCACTGCGGGGAGGATCCCAGTGATAAGGGAAGTCCGGAGATCCCACACGGGACAAGTCTCTAAGATGGCGCTCACAGGCAAGCCGATGAAGCCGGCAGCATACGACGTCACCCGCGGCGACTGTTTCGGCATAGGCCGTTGCCCGGTCAGGCTGCTTTATGACGACATTAGTCAACCTGTCTCCTCACCCTTCTCAAAGCGTGTGAATTTGTTTTGTTTCGGAGGCTCCGGCGCTTTGGGGATAACGAGCTTACACCGGGCGGATATGTTAAGACCCAGTGCCCGGGCGGTTTTCTCGCACTGGTCAAAATACCTGTGCTGCAGGTCGGAAAGCTCCTGCTCCAGGTCAAGCGCCAGCTCCTCATCGGAAACGTCGTCGTCTATAGGCGTTCCGTTTTCCTCTGCCTGCCGGCGCATACGCTTCGCCTTCTTCTTCGGCAGCTGGCGCATCTGCTTTGTGTAGCGCTCATAGAGGGAATGAGCGACAACATACCTGGCGAGTTCGCCGGTGTCCAAATTGGACACGATGTCCAGGGGAATGAGCTCCGCGGCAAGTCTGTTAAACTCCTCCTTCTGCTTGCTGTTCAGATATTTAGGTGGCTCAACTTTGTCCGCCGGCGCATTGATTTCGCTTGACCGCCTCTCGGCGATCTCTGCCTTTGTCAGGTGAGTACGGCCCTTGTACTCGATCAGGCTGACAGGCTGTCTCTGATTTGGCATAGATATCACCTCCCAAGAGTGAAAAATTTAATCAAAATTCCGTTGGTTTTGCCTCCCGCGCCCGAGGCGTGCACATGCCCGTGCGCCTGCGCCTGTAAGGCCCGTGACAGCTGAAAAAACAATTCGGCTTAAAGAGCTTTCCGGCACATCCCGGCTTGCCCTCTTCCCCCGCCGCCATCCCAAAACCTGATCGGGGACTTTTCTCCCCATGGCTGATGCCGCGCGGTGTTGCAAGACAAACTGTCGTACTTTTTCGGGTGCCCTCTCCCTAAGGCTTTTTCGCCCTTTTCTCCTTATGGTGACGGTCACAGCAGCCTCTAAGGTTCGACCAGCTCAGCCGGAGCGACCAGTCGATTGCAATCGGAACAACGTGGTGAACGTCTGTCGCCACCTGTATGTTATCCTCGCTTCGCTCTCCCCTTACAGCCTCTTCAACACAGTCCTCGCAGAGGTACCCGATTGACGCGAGATACGCGGCGCGCATGTTCTTCCAGGTCGCGCTGTGGTAGAAAGCATCGGCGCGAGGATCGCGAAGTCTAGCATCGTAGCACCTGTTCTTTTCGCGCTTGCTTTCAGGCTCTTTGACCAGGCATTCATCACACACAGCAGGGCGGTTAGGCGTAGGTCGGCCGCATCTGCTGCACAGCCGCAGCGTCATGCCTACCACCTCCAGAGAAAACAAAAAAGACCTAAGCTCCCAACAACTTGGGAATGCTTAGGTCTCAACGGACTCGACAAGCAGCGGCGCTGGGCTCACGGCCTCGGGCACGCTTTCGATATTCACAACATGTTCGCGTTTGCATTTCCGGCAGAACACCGGCAAACGTTGAGCCGTCGTAGCTGGCAATATGTGCATCAGCTTGGCTCCACAACTTGGACAGATTAGCCATCCATCTTCTATGCTAATTCTACTACATCTTGTGTTTGTTTGCAATACAAAACCGCTCCTTTCATTGATTTTTCTTGCTTTCTCCTAAAGAT